TATTCTAGCGTTTTTGTTAGTTGGCGTGATGTTCTGGGTTTACAAAGCGGGGAAGAAAGTTAGCCAGTTTGAACAGGCTAGAGATTCTATTCGCAAAGTGGGGAATGTAAATGAATTTAACAGGCAGGAAGACATTGATGCGGAACGCCAAGTACACAGTGCTGGGGATAATCCTGTTGGTGGTCCTTGGAATAGGATGCGCGGCGAGTAGTGGCAGTCCGAAGTTCCCGGTTCACGCAAGGCCGTATTTGCCGATGGCGGTATCTGAACCATCGGAAGTTTTCTTAAAATGCGGTGATGATTACTTTTGCATTAGCCCGGAACATTTAAAGGGTTTGCGAGAGTACACGATACGGATGGACTCTTTGGTTTTGAAGTATGAGGAAGCTACTAAGATTTTAAATAACTGATGAGTGGCCTTCGGAGAATCACGCTACCGAGGAGTGGGATGAAAAAGCGTGGTCGCAAGACAGACTATTTTACGGACAATTCGTTTAACGACTCGCCGCTTGAGGAATACAGGGTTGTGATGCGGGAGTCTGACAAGCTTGCAAAGGCAAAGAAAAATCCAGTGTTGTCGTATGAAGGAGTAACTATATTTCCTTGTTATGTATATGACAGCCGGGGTTTGTTGTTGAGGGTGGAGTATCCGAAGAAGAAAAGAATTGACCCGATGAAATGGAACTGAGGTAAGTCAATGGAACCCGGAAAAGAGTTTATAGCGCAACAAAGGCTGTTGGAATTTTTCAAAACTTTTCAAAACAACGAGCCGTTGGAAGTAACTAAGAACCGGGTTGACCTTACTAAAGGTTTTGTTGATAGCAGTAACGAAGGCTCTGACTTGTCAACCTTGCTTGGGATGCAAGAAATGAAAGACCCCCGCGAGGCTTTTTACTTATTTGATGATGGGTTTCATACCCCGGCATTAAAGAAGCCATCGCATCCATCATTTAGGTTGAATGATTTGAGAGAGCAAGCAATTACACAAGCTAGGTTCCCGGACGAAAGCCCAGGAGCAACGAACAAGGGAATAGTTGAGCAATTACTCCAGATTGTCGAAGCTAGGAAATAAACGTATATGGATGACGAATATTACGATGATGATTGGAGTGATGAACAATATATCGAAAGATGGAAACGGCTTACTTCAATTGCGGCTTGTGGCGATATGAGTTGGATGGATTGGAACTTGAGTCAGGAGAACTTTTTGGACAGCAGTATTTATAAAACCACAAAGAGGTGGACGGTTGCAAACCAGCAATACACAAATAACTGAACCGCTACCGAAGGAAGAGTTCCCGGCGGCTTTGCCGAAGTTGGACATGGACTTGTTTAAGGTATGGCAAGCGGCATTTGAGCGAATTGGCGGGATTGAATCCCTTGTTGAGTGGGCGAGTGACGACAAAAATAAGAAGAAGTTTTTCGAGATGGGCGTTTCCCTGCAACCGAAAAACATACACGTTCAGCAAGAACACAATATCAGGTTTGTTGAGGTTCCGATGAAGGTGCGAAGGCCGGAACTGCGGCAAGGCGACACAACGATAGAGACTCACGGTGTTGAGATAAGTGATACACCGATGGTTAAAGGAACAAAGGACGGTTTGATCGGAAATCAAGGACGGAATATCAAAGGTGTTCGTAAAACTGGTGAAGAAGGTAAAGCTAGAAAGTTAAAGCGGGATAAGAAGATTACTGCTGACCGTGAGAAGGAAGGGATTGATGGCTTTAACCGCTGAAGAAGAAAGAAACGCTGAGTGTATTTGGTCGCCTACCGGCAAACAGCGTGAGTTCCTCGGTGCTTCCTATGACGAGGTACTTTATGGAGGAAGTGCTGGTGGTGGAAAAACAGACGCTATGCTTATAGATATGCTGGGCTTGGGGCAGAACGCACTTAGCTGGCATAAATATCGAGCCATTTTATTTAGAAGGACTTTTCCTGAGTTATCGGAACTGGTTGATCGGTCGCGGGAAATTTACCCGGCAATTTATCCTGGTGCTGTTTACGTTTCATCCGAACATGAGTGGCGGTTCCCGTCCAGAGCGAAGGTTATGTTTGGCTATATGGACAAGGATGAGGATAGGTTTAGGCATCAAGGTGTTGAGTACCAATGGGTAGGTTGGGATGAATTGACTCATTGGGCAACACCAGTTTGTTACAAATATTTGCAGTCAAGAACACGATCCACAAACCCGAATGTCCGATGTTTTACTAGAGCAACAACTAATCCGGGTGGTCGCGGTCATGTCTGGGTCAAGAAGTATTGGAAGATACCGAACAACGGATTGGGAACGAAGTTCGCCGATGTGCATAAAGTTGGGAAACACAAAGCGATTTCATATCGCCAGTTTATCCCAGCCCGGTTAGAAGATAACCCGTACCTGATTGATTCGGGATATAGAGAAATGTTGATGCGTATGCCCGACAAGGAGCGCAAGAAACTACTAGATGGTAGGTGGGACGTTGTTGAAGGACAGTTTTTTACATTATGGGACCCGGCTAAACATATCGTTAAGCCATTCACCATACCGAATGACTGGCCTAGATGGAGGGCAATGGACTGGGGTTCCACAAAACCTTATTCAGTGGGTTGGTACACAGTAGACCCAGACGGTTGTGTTTACAGATACCGAGAGTTGTACGGTTGGGGCGGGGAAGATGATGTTGGAACAAAGGAATCTCCAAGACAAGTAAGCAAGAAAATTCATGAGATGGAAGCTGATGAGAAGGCTCAAGGCATTGAGTTCAGGAATAATACTGCTGATAAGTCCATGTGGTATGCGCGGGGCGAGGGGGTGACAGTCGGAGAGCTATTTAGAAAAGAAGGTGTTCCTTGGAATCCGTCAACGGGTGGCCCTGGGAGCCGGATAAATGGATGGGTTGTTTGTAACAGCGCATTGGAGGAAGGAAAGTTTAAGGTTTTTAATACTTGCGAGCATTTTATTAGGACAGTGCCATTGATGCAGGTTGACCCGACAAGACCAGAAGATGTTGAGACAAAGTATCAGGAAGATCATATCGCAGATGAATGGCGGTATGCGATGGTGTCGCGGCATAAATTTCGGAAGTCTCCACCAAAAACGAGCAAACCGGGATATATGACTTACGACTACATCGTAAAAATGGATGAACAAGATCAAGCAAGTGATCGCTCGATTTATAGGTTTTAATTTTAATTACAAAAGGGAGATTTGAGTCATGGCAAATTTAACAACTGTAGTAGAAGCCGCCGCCGCAACCGCTAATGGTACTGGTGTGGAGATGAACGTAAGCCCAAATTTACAGGGCAAGGCTGTTCGTGTTGATATCGTTCCAAATGCTTTTTCTGGAACTGCAATTCTTCAAGCTTCTACTGACAATGCAACTTGGACAACTCTGAAAACAAGCGGCTCATTGACAACCAGTAGTGTACCAATTATTGCTTCAGTAGTTTTGCCAAAATACATTCGTTCAAACGTAACTAGGAGTGCTGGTTCGGTATCAATTTACCTAACCGCTAGTAACTAAAACATGATTTCTGAAAATTTGAGTACCGAAGATTCTGCTAGTTCAAATGGGTTTGAAGCCCCTTCTGGGGATAAAGACCGTGATGTGAGCGATGCTGAAAAGCAGTCTGCGAAGCATTGGGCAGAGCGCATAAAAGCGGCCCAAAAACTTATGGGGCCTTGGTACAAAAAAATTAAGAAGTATCGCAAGTATGTTTGCGGTTCGCAAGGTGAAGATGGGGATGGGGGGTTGGTGAGAGCTAACCTTGTCCATTCACATATAAAGCGCGCTGTTAATACGACTTATGCCAGAAACCCGCAGTTTTCAATTAAGCCGGTGGAGAATGTAAACCCCTCGGCGTATCAGATGACAAGGTTATTTGGAAAGACTTGTGAAATTGTTTTGAACCGATATCTGGATGATGCTGAATTAAAGCGGCGCGGTAAGGCTTGCTTACGGGCGGCAAAAACCACTGGTATTGGGTGGGCGAAAGTATTTTACCAGACTAAAACCGGCGATGACCCTGTAATGAAAAATCGCATGAAAGATGCGATGGACGACCTTGAACAAATGAGGATGTTGAAAGACAAGGTTAATGACCCGGATGAACTTCAAGACCATGAACGTAAAGTTCTGGAGTTGGAAAGGTTTATTGAATCAAAAAAAAGTGAAGTGGAAAAGATATTGTCCGAAGGTCTGGTTATTGATGTTGTAGACCCAGGGCGAATGTTGTTGGATTTATCTACTACACAAAACTTTGATGATTATACGAAAACTCCATTTGTCGCGGAAGAGATTCTTATGACTATGGATGACGTAAAACGCCGATGGGGAAAACTTCCAAAGGGATCAAGGATTTGGGGTTCTGAGTCTGTAGGAAAAGACGGTGACGACAAGAAACCTCCTAGCAATACAGATGAGCTTGATGGTGGGCTTGTGAAGATTTGGGAAATTTGGGACGCACAAAATCGGCTTGTTTATTACTTGCCGGATGGTGCGGAAGAATTTATTCAAGAACCTTTCAAGCCCAAAGTTGTGGGTGAGCAATGGTTCCCTTATTTTCCTTTAGCAACGAACATAATTGATGGACAGTTTTATCCATTGTCGGATGTAGAGCTTTTGACTGAGTTGCAAGATGAACACAATTCCGCTAGGACGCGATTTGCATCTCACAGGGATATGACAATTCCGCATTGGGTTGGTAAACGAGAAGATATTAGTGAGATAGACGCTAAGAAAGTGGTCGGCTCTAAAACTGGTGAACTAACTCTCATT